CGCCATCGGGCCTCTAGACTTAATACCTTTAGTAGCTGCACCATAACCACGCATAGTAATACCTTCAGTCTTAGCAGGACGAGTTGGGTCACCTACGCTTACACGTTGCACACCTGTTTGCTTGCTAATTTCTTGTGATCTTAATGTATTAGGATCTTTACTGAAATGAATGTCTGTACTATTTGGATTTACTCTTGGTTGTACATACTTTTCTAATGGTTGTGCAGTATCGCCAGGAAAAAACTCAGTACCTGTTGATTGTGCTGCTGATCTGTTATCTTTTGCCATGATTATTATCCTTTTTTCTGTGCTGCAACTTTAGCCATTCCACGACCCATAGTTTTCATGTCAATATTCTTTTTACCGCCTTTAGAACCTGCATGTTTAGGGCCTTTTGAAATACCTACTTTAGCGCCGTCGTCACCTAAGTTACGACCTTTAGTTTTACCTTGTTTAGCAATACCATCTGCTGCTGATCTGAATCCCATATACTTCTCCTTATGTTGTTGTTACTACTACTGTGCCTACATTACCTATACCTACTAGATCATTTGGCGTTAATCCAGCATCGTTTGCTCTTGATCCACCTACAGGATTGTATCCCCACTGTATAACTCGACTACCTAATAATGGTACACCTGTTTCACTTTGCAATGGTCCTGTAACTTCTTGTGTTTGTAATCCATTTAAACCTGATTGGTAGTAACCTAAATCGGGTCTTGGATTTCTAACTGCCTGCGGATCATTAACTGGGTATAGGCCTAAGCTTAACTGCGGTTGATCCGGTTCCCAACACTCTGGGCATACCAGTATATTAACATTTTTGGTCTTGATAACCAATCTTTTAAGTTGCTTTAACTTAAATCTAAATCCACATCTATCACACTGGGATATGGAATTCTTGGCACTAGAATATTTACTTGGCATTTAATTACCCGTGGTAAAACATTTCACGAGGTACAAACCTAACACTTGCCTTTTCTCTATCCTCGTCAGCCGCTAGTTGGAACGATGCCTCATAATCAGCTCTTAACATTTGAATACGAGTAGGGTCAACATTAGGTAACTTCATACTTAAATAAGCAGCTAACCCTGCAACCATGCAAGGAATAAATCTAAACGGAATATCTTCTACGTTGACACCATTACCTGCGTCTTGAATTCGTCTCATTCTGTAGTACACGAATTGGTAATAATCACTTTGTTCTGGTGTTGGCCACACATTAACAGTAGGTAAATTTTGTACATAGATTTTAGCACCAATTGCATGAGCGGCTAGTGTAGTATTATTTACAGCTCTGATACATCCTGTGATATCGTTACCATCAATACCACCATATTGAATCGTTTCATTATCTATTTTAACAAAACCAAACTGAGCTAAACCTACAGTACTTGATAACGTAATCGTTTGTGGGTTTGCAGCTGTTGACGCAGTAGCAGTCAGTGTTTCATTTAATGTAATCGTAGTAGGATTCTCTTGACCACTTTGTCTATTAATCCATACTTGGATAGGACGACCTGTTGCATTTTTATTAGGTATTGTAATATAGGTTGACTCGCTAATACGGTTAATATTAATGTCTTGTTGGTTTGATCCTGTTCCAGTACGTGTCACCATGTCAAGCAAGTCAATCGTATCAACAGGCAACGCATACATAATTTGATTTTGATTTAACTGAATTTGACCGGGTTCTACAGTCCACATATTAATACCGCGATTAGCCCACTCAATCGTAAGTAGGTTTAGTGAACGACGTGCAGTTCTTAAATCGTACCCAGTACGTAACTCTTGACCGCAACGTTCAAACGCATCTTCAACGAGATTATTTAAATCTAAATTAAAACTTGTCTGCCCTGTGGTTCTATCTACCATTATTTAACTCTTCTATAAGGTTTTACTTTTTGTTTAACAGATTTAGGTTGAGCTACAAACTGTTTACCTTTAGCTTTACCTGCTCTTTTTGCTTTCGTCGTTGCCGCATATTCTTGCGGGCTTAATGCTTTTATTGCTTTTTCAGGTAAGTATCGTTCACCTGTTTCACTAGACTTTTTACCTGACTTAGTTGTCCACTTTTGTTCACCCCATGCTTTTAGTGAACGTTGTGGTTTAGCTAGTGCACTCATTTATATCCGCCACCTGCAGCTTTATATTTCTTAGCAACTAACTGTGCTTTACGAGCTGACCATTGACCAGCGCCTGTACCGTGTGTAGCTGCAGCTTTTACTTGAGACACAATTTTTTTACGTAAACTAGGTTTGGTGTAATTGCCAGCTTTGTTTACTGTGCCACCTTCTTTAAACTGAGTAAAGTCTGTGTTGTCACGACGTTTTTTAACCACGCCTTTAGGCATTTTATTCTCAGTAGCACTAGGTATCTTAGTTTTCTTTATAGCGCCCATACCACGTGAAGGTCTCATTAGCAGATTTTTCCTCTAGTTTTACCTTTTACGGCGATACCATCAGCACGTTTAGAAGCTGAAGATTTGACCATGCCACCTTTTTTCTTGTACTCTATATTGCCTTGTGCGTCCCTAACAGTAGGGCCAGATAGAGATTGTCTTATATCCTTTAACATTTTAGCCCTTGCAGCTTCTTGGGATTTTCTAACTCTTTCGTTATCTTTTGGGTCAACAAATTCTAATCCTCCCATACGGGGTGGGCGTGGCCCCATATCATCAAAACTAGGGACAGGTTGTTTACCTAATTTTACATCTTCAAAAGCCTTATCGTACTCAGCTTGTGTTGTTGCGGGGGTTTCTTTCTTAGCCATAATTAAATATTCCTTCCTCTTGTTTTACCACGTATTGCACAGCCATCTGCACGTTTAGATGCAGTTGATCCGCCTTTAGCCATTTTTTTAACTGCGCCGCCTTTTTTAAACTCCCCCATACTTCTCATTATATCTTTATGATCTAAAGGTCTATAAGATACTCCGGGTTCTTGCATTACATATGGATTTACACGTCCTTCTCTAAGAGGTGGTTCTTTACCTGTCATATTTGCTTTTTTAAGAGATCTACGTTGTTGATCTTTAGCAGCTTCTAAAGCTCTATTTTTTGCATAATCCTGCGCAGCAGCATCTCTTGCAGCTTTATTTGCAGCAAATCTAGCTTGGGCTTCTGCTTCTGATTGCATAAAAATATCATCTACATCTTTTTGATTAAACTTTTTAGGCTTGACCGCTTTCATTGCACTGCCACCTACGCCTTTAATAGATCCTACACCGCCCATATATTCTTCAGGATACACAGCTTCTAAACCAGGTTCAGGAACACCTCTAACACCCATAGCGCGAGCAAGATCAGTACCTTCGTAGATATCTCCGCCATCAGCGTATTTTTTAGTTTTCTTAGCCATGATTCAATCCTTAAATAATTGTGCCTTTTGATTTGCCTTTTTTAGCAATACCATTAGCTTTTGATAATTGAGATACTTTACCGCCTGAAGCATAACCACAACCTTTAGTCATACCACCTTTTTTCATGCCCATAGCTTTATCGTAAGCTGCATGTTTAGCAACAATCTTACCTTCTTTTTCAGCGTGTTGATCGCGTTTGGCAGTTGAACCTGCAAATGATTTCTTGCCAGTTTTGTAATCGTATTCCATTTCTTTAGTAACAGTCTTAGCTACGCCGCCTTTTTTAAGTTTAGTAAGGTCTGACTTCTTACCACCGTGTAATTGTTTTTCATGCATACCAATAGCTTTTTTTGCCATCTTTTTATCTTGTGCCATGTCTGCCATGCCACCTTCTTTCATACATTTTTTAGCCATACCGCCTTTTTTCATGTAGCCCATTTTATTTCTAACCTCCGTTGGTAATTTTGATAATCCAGGATTGTCACTTGAATCAACTGCTTTAAGTGCTCCACCTGATCCGAACTTCTTACTTTTGTCTGCTTTCATAAACTCTTCTCCTACTGATTTTGATATTCCAACTTTCTTAGCAAACGCTGGGTTGTTAGCTACGGCTGCCATTAAGTTATGTTGTGCTTTAGATTTACTTGGCATATTAGTCTTTATCTGGAAACATTCTAATTTCAGGTTTTGTATTTTCTTTTTTATCTTTTTT